GCTGGCACCGCGAGCCAAATTAGTGTGGCCAATGGCAATGGCGCTGGTGGCAACCCAACGATCAGTTTCGCACTCAATCCAATTTTGCCGGGAACCGAGGCGGTTACACTGCCGAAAGGGACCACAGCGGAACGTCCTGCTGGTAGTGATGGGCAAATTCGTTTCAATACAGATACGAATCAATATGAAGGCTACGCCAGCGGGCAATGGTCTAACGCCCTTGGTGCCTCTGGTATTTCTGGATTTTCTGGATATTCTGGTTTTTCGGGATTGGGTCTTTCTGGATACAGTGGTCAATCAGGATTTTCTGGTCAATCAGGATTTTCTGGTTTATCAGGCTTTTCGGGATCGGGGATAAGCGGTTTCAGCGGATTTTCTGGTGCTGGAACAAGTGGCTTTTCTGGAGAATCTGGTTTCTCTGGATTTAGCGGAATTTCTGGCTTTTCCGGGCTGTCTGGTTTTTCTGGTCTTTCTGGATTTTCTGGTGCTGGAACCTCAGGCTTCTCGGGGGCGTCTGGTTTTTCAGGAGTCTCTGGTTTTTCTGGCGTTTCAGGCTTTTCTGGCGTATCGGGATTTTCAGGATTTTCTGGCTCTTCAGGACAGTCTGGCTTTTCAGGAAGCGGGATAAGCGGCTTTTCGGGCGCTTTGGGTCTTAGTGGTTTCTCAGGCGCTTCTGGTTTTAGCGGGGTTTCTGGTTTTTCTGGAGCTTCTGGGCTTTCTGGAGCTTCTGGCTTTTCAGGCACTAGTGGCTTTTCTGGAACTTCTGGCTTTTCTGGTAGCGGGATAAGTGGTTTTTCAGGATCCGGCATTTCTGGTTTTTCAGGATTTTCTGGAATATCTGGTTTTTCAGGAATTTCTGGGTTTTCGGGTTCAGGAGTAAGTGGCTTTTCGGGCACCTCTGGATTCAGCGGAATCTCTGGTTTTTCTGGAAGATCTGGCTTCTCGGGCATTTCGGGATTCTCGGGCACTTCTGGTTTCTCAGGCAGATCTGGCTTTAGCGGTTCTGGCATATCTGGTTTTTCGGGTGCATCTGGGATTTCCGGGTTCTCAGGAATTTCTGGTTTTTCTGGCATCTCCGGTTTTTCGGGGTTTTCAGGGCGATCCGGTTTTTCTGGTTCAGGGATCAGTGGATTTTCTGGCTTCTCTGGCATTTCGGGCTTTTCAGGGATTTCTGGGTTTTCTGGAATTTCTGGGTTTAGTGGATTTTCAGGAATCAGTGGATTCTCTGGATCAGGGATAAGCGGTTTTTCCGGCATTTCCGGCTTTTCTGGTATCTCTGGATTCTCAGGCTCTGGAATATCTGGTTTTTCAGGTGCATCTGGGATCTCCGGGTTCTCAGGGCTATCCGGTTTTTCTGGATCAGGGATAAGCGGCTTCTCTGGCATCTCCGGTTTTTCTGGCCGGTCTGGTTTTTCCGGGTCAGGTATTTCTGGCTTCTCTGGCGTATCTGGCTTCTCTGGCACATCCGGATTTAGCGGCTCAGGTATTTCTGGATTTAGTGGGTTCTCTGGCATATCTGGGTTCTCGGGTGCGTCAGGTATATCGGGCTTTTCAGGGAGCGGCATTAGTGGCTTTTCAGGAAGCGGAATCTCAGGTTTTAGTGGCTCAGGCGTTTCCGGATTTAGCGGTTTCTCAGGGATAAGCGGTTTCTCGGGGAGGTCTGGATTTAGCGGATCAGGTGTTTCTGGTTTCTCAGGGATAAGCGGCTTCTCTGGCATTTCTGGTTTTTCGGGCATTTCTGGTTTTTCTGGCTCTGGTCTTTCTGGGTTTAGCGGCACCTCTGGGTGGAGCGGATTTTCTGGAGCACCTCCCACAACGGTCACTGTTTCCACCAGCACCGCAACCACCGCTTATTTAACTTTTGTTACAGGAACAACGGGCAGTCAATCTGTGTTTGTCAATAGCGGCTTGACCTACAATGGAACGACAAACGCCATAACGGGCGGCGTTTCAGGAGGCGCTTTCTAATGAAATATAGCATCGTCATACCGACGTACAACAACTGCGACAAGTACCTCAAGCCGTGCATTGACTCCATTTTTAAGTGGACAGACTTGACCGACGTAGAATTGGTCATCTCTGCCAACGGATGCACTGACAATACATTTTGGTACTTGCAATCTCTCAAGAATCAGTTTGATGCAATTGGGTTTTCCAGTCACTTCAAAGTTATCTGGGATGACAAGCCGCTTGGTTATGCAAAGGCCACCAACGAGGGCATCAAGGTTGCGACCGGGCAGCGCATTGTTTTATTGAACAATGACACATTGCTTTTAGAGCAACCAAAGACTTGCTGGTTGGAGTTGTTTGAAAAGCCTTTCCAGGAAAACCCGAAATGCGGCATATCGTGTGTGATCAAGGGGCCGTCGGAGCCAGCGGGGCGTGATTTCGCAGTCTTTTTCTGTGTGATGGTTGACCGCAAAGTCTTTGACACCATTGGTCTTTTGAACGAGGAATACGGGGTTGGTGGTGGTGAGGACACCGAGTTCTGTATTGAGGCAGAGAAGGCCGGTTTTGAGGTGCAGGAGGCGCTCTCTAAAACGTGGGATGGTACGCAATACACAGGGTGGTTCCCGATCTACCATAAGGGCGAGGGCACGATGCACGACCCTGACTTGGTCAAAGGATGGGACGACATCTTTTTGCGGAACAGTCTCAGGCTTGCCAAAAAGTACAACTTTGAGTGGTATCGGTGGCGACTGTCCAACTACTGGGAGAGGGCAGTTTTCCTGAAGGGAGATAATGTATTTCCCCGCGAAATCACTCGGTACAAATGGGCCAATGACAACTTGGTCGGCAAGAAAGTTTTGGAGATTGGCTGCTCAAACGGCTACGGTACACAGTTCTTTTCAAAAGACATTGATTACACGGGTGTGGACTATGACCCGATCATTGTCGAAGTAGCAAAAGAGCAGGGCTGGGGTGAGCACACCAAGTTTTTCAATTCAGACATCAATCAGTTCCCGCTTGAGCAGTACGATTCGATTGTTGCGTTTGAGGTCATTGAGCACATCGACAACGGTCTTGAGGTTGTAGAGCGCCTAAAAAAGCACTGTAAGCGATTGATGATCACTGTGCCTATGAATGAGCCTGTTGGTTTCTGGGGGCCGCACCACAAGCTGCATGGGCTCAAGGAGAGCCACTTCCCCGGTTTTGAGTTCAACTACATCAACGAGGCCGGAGAGATTTCGCCGGTAGCTCACCCTATCAGCGACACAAACCGTTTGAACTTGATGATTTGCCGGTGGACAAATGACTAAAATTCTTTGTTCAATTTCCACCAGGGGGCGGTATAACAGTACGTTGCCACTGGCTCTACAGGCCATCATCATGCAGACACGGCCTGTTGATAAGCTCGTCATCTTTGACGACAACGACGAGCCGCAGGATGTGCGATCAGAATTGATTTATTCGCACTTCTTTGAGATTTTGCAAGAGAAGAACATTGCCTGGGAGTGGCTCTTTGCGGCAAAGAAAGGCCAGCATCACAACCATCAGATCGCAAACCGAATGGGTTTTGATTGGGTTTGGCGGATAGATGATGATGCGATCCCCGAGCCGAACGTGTTGGAGAATCTTTGCAAGCACATTGCAGACGATGTCGGCGCTATTGGTGGATCTGTTCTGACCAAACCATTTGATCCCAAGCCAATTGAGGCAACCGGACGGATTGACATGATCAATTCCGAGCCGAACATCCAGTGGTCTTATATCAAGCTGGTGCAAGAGGTAGAGCATTTGCATTGCACGTTTTTGTATCGTGCCGGTGTGTATGACTACAACACAGGCTTATCTCGAGTGGCGCACAGGGAAGAGACATTGTTCACATACGGCCTGTTTCAGAAAGGATACAAGGTTCTGGTGGTGCCTGATGCTGTGACATGGCATTTGAAAAATCCGCAGGGTGGTATCCGCAGTGAGACGAACCAAAAACTGTACGAGCAAGATGAGGAGATCTTCCAAAATTTCCTGGCTCATCGCGACAAGACGATTGTCGTGCTCAACTGCGGCATGGGCGATCACATTGTGTTCACTCATGTTCTGCCTGAAATCGAAAATCCAGTCATCTTTGGTTGCTATCCAGAGATAGTGCCCTGCCGGTCGATTGCAGAGGCGCAGGCGCTGTTTGGCAGCATTGACATGTTTAACGTATACGGCAAGATGGATCAGTGGAAGTGGAGGGGAAATCTTGAGGGGGCGTACAGGAGGATGTACGCATGATCTTGATTTCTCCGTACTCCAAGGCTCTCATGAGTGGAAAGCAAAATCCCAAGAACTACCCGTTCTGGGAGCAGTTGATCCCCATGATTGATGATGAGATTATTCAAGTCGGAATCACTGGAGAGGGGCAACTTGTGTCTGACTTCAGGATGGACTTATCCGTCCAGCAGTTGCGTGAGTTGATCAGGCAGTGTGACACATGGATTGCGTGCGACAGTTTTTTTCAGCACCTGGGCTGGGATGAGGGAAAAAAGGGAATTGTTCTTTGGTCGGTGTCTGATCCGTTGATTTATGGGCACCCTGAGAACGTGAACCTTCTCAAGAGCAGGGACTGTCTGCACGAGAATCAATTTTTATGGTGGGAGTTCGTAGAACATGACCCCAATAAATTTGTTGAGCCAGAGACCGTTTTGCAGGCATTGGATGACCTGTTTGCGGTTGAAAAAAAGGCTGAAATCATTTCTAATACCCAATCAAAAGTGAGGTAAATCATGGCCCAGACTGGATACACGCCCCTGCTCATTTACGCATCTGGCACTGCGTCCAACGTGCCATCGGCTGCGAATCTGACCAGCAGCGCATCGGGTGCTGAACTTGCGCTTAACTACGCGGATGGAAAACTGTATTTCAAGAACAGTTCCGGTGTGGTGACGTTGTTGGCTTCTGCCGCAGGTGCATCTGGTGATGTTGTTGGCCCAGCATCGGCTACAGACAATGCTTTGGCGCGTTTTGACACCACCACTGGCAAACTGATTCAGAACTCCGTTGGTATCCTGAGCGATGCAGGCGCATTGTCTGGACTGACTGACATCACCGCCTCTGGCAACGTAACTCTCTCCGGAGGAACCGCAAATGGTGTGGCCTACCTCAACGGCAGCAAAGTCCTGACCACTGGGTCTGCGCTGACGTTTGATGGGACGAATTTGGGGGTTGGGACGAGTTCTCCTTCTTCTTTTTCTGGGTACACAACTGTTTCTGTTAACAATGCCACAAACGGCGGCATCTACAACATCCTTGTAAACGGCACAGAAACGGCTCGCTTGCAAGCATACAGTGGTATTTTTAATGTCGCCGCAAAAGGCGCAGCTACAAATTTAACCTTTGAGACAAACGGCGCAGAACGTATGCGCCTCGACTCCTCCGGCAACCTCGGCATTGGGACGAGTTCGCCACAAGCAAGACTGCACATCAACTCTGGGGCTGGTTCTACTCAGTTCCGAATGGGGCCAAACAGCACAAGTTCTGATCGTGCCCTAATCAATTACAACTCCACGACAAATCGTTTCACCATCGACATGAGTGGCAACGATGCTGTGGTAGTTGATGGCTCCGGCAACCTTGGTCTAGGGGTTACGCCGAGTGCGTGGGATAGCACATACAAGGCAATTCAGGTTGGCGCTCGGTCGATGTTTTACGGCATCGGCTCAGAAGCAAATATGGCTAACAACGCCTATTACAACTCTGGCTATAAGTATGTAGCCAACTCTGCTGCTGGTCTTTACACCATAGATGCGAACGTACACAAGTGGTACAACGCCGCCTCCGGCACAGCAGGCAACGCTATTAGCTTCAGCCAAAGTATGACGCTGGATGCGAGTGGGAATTTGCTGGTGGGGACGACATCAGCACTGACGTCTGCATCTGGGCGAGGCAACGTAACCATCAATGGAACGGATGCGGTTCTTGCTTTTGGTAATAGCAACTCAAGCGCCGGTTATGTGTATGCCGCAAGTACAAATCTTGAAATTTCTGCTGCAAGCACTCGCTACATTAACTTTTTGACCAACGGTTCCGAACGCGCCCGTATCACCAGCGGGGGGAATTTGCTGGTGGGGACGACGAGTTTTTCGTTCAGCAGTAATGGAGTACAAATCGGCGCGGATGGCCGTGTTTGGAATACATCCAACATAGATTACAACTTTGAGCTTGCTGGTTCTACTGGCAACAGAATTCGTTTCTATACCTCGGCTGGAGGAAGTGGTGCCACCGTGGGTTCGATTACTGTTTCGACTACAGCAACCGCCTATAACACCTCATCCGACTACCGACTCAAAGACAACGCCCAGCCCCTGACCGGCAGCGGCGCATTCATCGATGCGCTTCAGCCCAAGACATGGGACTGGAAAGATGGCGGCGGCAAGGGCGTCGGCTTTATCGCGCACGAAGTGCAAGAGATAAGCCCTGGCAGCGTAGTTGGCGCTAAAGACGCAGTGGATGCCGAAGGCAATCCAGTCATGCAGGCAATGGAATACGGCTCTGCTGAGTTCATTGCCAACATCGTTGCAGAACTGCAATCCCTCCGTGCCCGTGTCGCACAACTTGAATCTAAAGGAGCGTAAATCATGACCACCACTTGGACAATCACCCAGACAGACTACATCACCGCAGACGGTTTTATCACGACCGCCCATTGGACTGCCACCGCAGTCGATGGTGACTACACTGCCAGCATCTACAGCACTTGTTCTTGGGCACCGGGCACCCCCACGATTCCCTATGCTCAAGTCACGCAGCAAGAGGTGCTGGATTGGTGCTGGGCCTCTGGGGTCGATAAGGACGCCACTGAAGCCGCACTGGCACAGAACATCGCCATGCAGAAGAATCCGCCCGTGTCTCAAGGCCTGCCTTGGGTTGCATGATTATGGGCAAGCCACCAGCCCTTGATGGTGGCGCATAAAGGAGTAACGAAATGGGCAATAACAAAGAACCCCAGATCGCTAACATTGACGGCAAAGAGTACAGCTTGGACGAATTTACGCAGGAGCAAAAGATTATGCTTGAGCACTGCATGGACTTGGACAGGAAGATCGCATCTTGCCAATTTCAGTTTGATCAACTCAGGGTAGGCAAGGACGCCTTCTTGGCTATGCTCAAGAAATCCTTGGACGCCACTGAAGAGCCAGCAGGATTGACGGATTAATTATGAGCACTATTGACGCGACTGACGCACGGCTATCTACGCATGAAGAAGTTTGTGCGATCAGGTACGAGCAAATTAACGCTCGACTCAAGCGCATTGAGGCCATCATGATGAAGACGGCTGGCATCATGCTTGTGTCAATGGCCGGGACTATCTTTGCTGCTGTTTGGATCACAAAATGATTCCGAAGGACAAGCTTCAGCATTTGGTTATGGGCGTGGGTTCAGCAGCCGTTTTGGCTGCAATCCACTTCCTGCCAATAGGTTGGGCTGTCGTAATTGGCGGGATCGTTTTTGGCGTGTTCTACGAGTTTCAGCAGTGGTATCGCAAAGAGGGGCAACCTGATATTTGGGATGCCGTATCTACCGCACTGCCGGGTATTGTTTTTGGGGTTGCTTTTGAGTTGCTGAAATGATCGACCCGATCACCGCCCTTTCTGCCATATCGTCTGCTGTTGCCCTTGTAAAAAAGGTGTCAAAGACAGTGGACGATGTGGCTTCACTTGGGCCGGTATTGGGTAAGTATTTTGATGCCAAAGAGCAAGCGATTGAAGTTGTCAAACAAGCAAAGTCTGGCGGGTTTAAAGGCTCTACGCTGGGCAAGGCGCTTGAATTGGAGATGGCGCTAGAGCAAGCGCGTGAGTTTGAAGAGCAGATCAAAATGCTTTTCTTTCAGGCCAACAAGATGGATGTGTGGGCGCGGATTACAGCCCGTGCCAAACAAATGGAGATTGACGCCGCGCATGAGGCAAGGCGCAAAAAAGAAGCGGCCAAGAGGCGGCAAGCCGAAATTGAAGAGTTGATGATACTGGTGGGCGGCGGTGTTGTTGCTATTGCTTCTTTGGGCGTTATTGGTTGGGTTGTCATGCAACTGATGAC